GGTGTCGGGATTTCGAGGATGTTGCCCGGTTGCGGATACCAGAAGTCTTCCCAATTGGTTCCAGCGCCCGGCTCATCGTTCGCCGCATTCGAGGTGTGCGCCTGAATCGCGTAGTAGTTCAGGCCGTCGTTTTCGACGAGGTCGCCTTGCAGGTACGGAGTTGCGTCCGTCCACGAGTCCGGATTCCCGACCGTGACTTGTCCGCCATCGTGGTAGAGCCGGAAGTACTGATGACCGGCTTCGATGATGAACCCGTCCTCATCCGAGAAGATGAACGAGAGGAGCCACGTTCGCTTGGTCGAGTCTTTAACTTCCGCGATGAACTGCGTACCGGGCCGGTTGCACACCCCACCGTGCCGCATGACCATGAAGTTGCGACAACGGGCCAGCGCGTTCTGATAGACGCGCGGATCCGCCCCGCCGTAGAGCGTGGTCGCGATCTCGCCAAAGCTAAACGAACGTTGCATTAGGGCCGGTTCCAGTCCTGAAAAGTCATACCGGGTGGTTGGTCGTTACAGATGCCGCTCCGCGCCTGAATCCATTCCGCTTCCCGCGGTTTGTCTTTCTGGCTTTCGTTGGCCGCAATGGCTTCCGCCCGCACCAGGTCGTTGAGGTACATCACTTCACACCGCTGCACGACGGCCTTGTCGTTTTTGGTTTGCGCGATCGAGGGCGCCAGGAGTGACGCGAGTCTCCACGCGAGCGCCGAGCGGAACATCGGATCAAACGCCGCGACGTCTTCAATGCGGGCAGTGTAGGCAATTCGGGCATCGGGCTGGTCGGTGTAGATCAACGCGCCGTCATAGACAAGGGACCATGTCGTGATGGCTGTTTCCTGAAGCGAGACCGGCACGTCGACGTCGGAGAATCCAATCACTTCCGTTGCCGAGACAAACTCGGTAATTGTGATCGTGGCGACGTCTTCGCCGTCGACGAGTTGAATGGCGCTGCCGACATCGGAATCCGCGAACAGGTCCGCACTCGCCGTGATGGTGATTTCATCGTCCGGCGTCCAGCCGGTCACGCTGGTCAGCGTCAACGTTTCTTCGGTGTCGTTCTCCCATGCGTAGCCGCGCCCCACATCGAACGGGGGCGGATTGTGGCCACGCTGCCGCAGTCCCTGGATCGTGAGGCGTCGGACGTTCAAGCAGTCGGAGGGTTGCCGGTAGACATAGACCCAATCGTCATTCGCGCGGTCGGTTCGATCCGCCGTGACGTTCCGCCCATCGATTAAGCCGGCCGTGGCGTACTTCGTGGCAAAGGGCCAATGGAAACACCGCAACACGTAATCGCGCTCTTGTGGGAAGTTCACGCGTGGCCAGAGCTGCGCAAACTGCAATTCGGGATCGGCCACGACGACATTTCGCGCGATGCCGATGCGGCTCAACGCGAGGTTGAAAAGTTCTCTTACCCGGAAGTCCGCTTGTCCCGAGGAGATCGAGTATTCCGCTTCCTGAAGCCCCCGCGATTGCGCTTCCGCACGATCGGCGGCATAGCCCTCCTGGCAAATCTTCTGCGCGTTCTCGAGGCGCGAGTGACCCAACGCCAGCCCCTCGCCCAACTTCCACGCGAGCATGGAGACGAACGACGGGTCAAACTCTGCGGGGTCGGTGACGTCGACGGTGTACTCGAGTTCTGCATCCGTCTGATTGGTGAAAATCAGCGGGTCGCCGTCGTCGCTGCGGCCCCGTTCAAACGGTGGCGGGGAATCGTCCTCGCGCCCTTCGTCTTTCAGGACGCGCCGGGCAAACACGCAATCGACCGGATAGGTGTACGCGTACACCCAATCGGTATTCGCCGGGTCGTCAATGTCGCCGTCGACCAATTCCAGAACGAGGTACTTTTTCGCAAACGGCCAACGGAACCCGCGCAATAACTTTAGCCGCTCGATATCCCACAGCGTGAGTGCGGCCCGCGAGACCGCGTTGTCATCGGTGTCGACGTCGACGAGTGGCGTGTTTTGACCGATGCGCAGGAGCGCGAGATTGACGATTTCCGTTTTGCTGGCCATGTGTTCCTACTTCCGCGGCTCGGGTTGCTTCTTGAACGTCCCCGATTCGGTCGTCGTGTTAAATCCGGTATTCGGTTCCGCCGTTACCGTGGTCGTGCGACTGCCGGCACGCAGCGCGAATTGATAGACCGCTTTGTTTCCGGCTTCATCCCGCACCACAACAGAAAAGTAATAAGTGCTCTTTGAATTGAGTCCCGTGGCCGTATACGTCGTGATGTTGTTCGCATAATTGGCAATCAGCGTGGAGGCTTCCGCGCCCGCCAGGGATGTCACGCGTTTGGTCGAGCGATAGACCGCGTACTGCAAATTCGCAACGGACGTCACGTTATCCGTAGCCGCGGTCCAGTTGAGCCGCACGCTCTTGGTGGTCAGCCGTGTAATGGTGAGCGTTCCACTGTTACCCGGTACCGGCGCTGTCGTGTCGCTGTCCTGCGGGGGAGGCGTGGCCGCACAATTCGGGCCGACGCAAAGGCTCACCGTCGCGGAGACGTTCCCCGCAACGTCTTTCGCCCGCACGCGAAAATATCCGGTCATGGAACTGATCGAGGAGTAATCGACGAACGTGTCCTGAAGCCAATTGCCGAACGTGCAACCGCTGCCGGTTTCGAGACAGTAGGAATAGAGAATCGCCGAAGGGTTGGCTTGTTCGACCGGGGCGCCTTGCTCGACGTTGACCTCGCCCAGATTCGGCACCGACTGATCGTCCATCCCAATCCAGCGGATCCGGATGTTGTCGCCCGTGGTCGCTTCCCGCGGGCCGTCCACGATGACCACATTTGGCGCAGCGGTATCCATGCGTGAGGCAATCACGCCAGCCGATAGCCGCGTGCCCAACGTGGTTCCCGAGATCCCGTTGCCGACCAAATAGACCGGGTTGCGCCCGTAAGGAATGACCGTTCCTGTAAACGCGATTGGGTTGCGGAACCGGTCATAGAGCAGATATTCGCTGGCTGTCCCGCTCAACGTCACCTGCCGCGGCAGATAGTCGGAGGAGAACAGGACCGCCACCGGCACACCCGAGGCTTGCTGAAATTCCAAGAACTGGCTATTGCTGGCCGGACTCTTGTTCCCTAAGCGTGTGGCGTGATCCAGAAACGAGCCACCGATCGCGAGAGCCACGAGCTTCGCCGAGGGACTGTTATCGAATTCCAGGCCCGAGGTGGACGCTTGCGACTGAATGTTGCGTGAGTCCGGGCCGACCGTGCGGGTGTCATACAGGCAGTACTGCGACTGCTTCGACGAGAGGGTCCGCGCGAAAATCTCTGCAATCTGCGTGGGACTCGTGGCCAGTCCGGTATAGAACCGGGCCGCATCGTTGTATGGGTAAATCGCTTTTCCGGGAGAGTACCACTGTGCGTTAGGACCGAAGTACGAGCCGTAATCGAACACTCCGGATTCGGTGTTGCGGATTTCGTAGCCGTAGGTGTCGACGATCGCGATTAGGTTTTCCGGAGGATACCCGCCGAAGTAGTTGTGCGTGGACGCGACCGTGAACTTCGTCAGATATGCGGGCTGGAGTGCCGCGAACACGTTCGTCATAAACGAGGCCGGCCGCCCGCCCATCGCAATGATGGTGGTGTCGTCCAAGTCGTTCGCTTGTATCGCGTCGATCGTGACCTCGAGGAGATCCGCGTAGAACGAGGCCGTATACGAGGGCTCATTCCAGACTTCCCAGAGCTTCACCGTGTTCTTGTAGTGGTTGACGATCGTCGAAACGAACGTCGCCCACTTCGTGAGATCCGGCTTGCCGGTTCCATCGTCGCCATAAGTGGGCAGTCCGGACGAACACCCGCCGCCCGAGCACTCGCTACCGAGCACGCCCATGATGGTAAAGCCCGCCGCCTGCGCTGCCGCGATCGAGGAATCGAAATAACGGAAACCCCCTTCCGTTGGCTCGGCCGCTTCCCATCGGAAGAACCCCGTGGGACTCAACGCGCGAAGAGTTTTGAATCCGAGGCGTTGCTGGACGACCAGCTGATGCGGGTAGGTGGTCGCGTGAACACACATCGCGGAAGACGGATCGACGCCTGGCCCGACCGCGTAATTCGGAATGATGCTGTACGCCAGCTCCCGGTCGGTTTGATCGTGGCCTTCCCGCCAGTATCGGAGCGTGAAGAAGCCGGAACGGTTGCCGGTCGCAAACGAAAACGCCGTCGTGGTGCCGGAATTCGCGGAGGCCGAGAGCGGCAGTGTCCCCGCAGACACGACCCGCAACAGGTCGTCGCGGATTTCGTAATTCCATTCCTGATTGGTGATTGCGGAGCCGGTCGTGTTGTACGCCCGGATCGTGCCGAGCAAGGATTCGTTTGAATAGAAGACGTTGCCCGGCTTGCCCGTCGCAACGACAACCTCGAGAGAATTCGCCGCGGCAAAGGTCGAGCCCGTCCCTTCATTCAACGAGACGTCATCGAAGTAAACCGTGCCGTTCGTGATCCCATTGCAGGAGCCGACCGGTTGGTAATAGGACTCGGGGTATTTCTTGGCGTAACCCGAGAACGCGAATTGCACCCAGGCCGACGACGTGACCGAGAGCGCCCCGCCCCACGAATGTTGCGCGTGGTAGCCCGCAGGCGGATCAAACGTGTTGACCATCTGCAGGGTGCAGAACTGCGACCCCGTCGCCATCTTCATCCAGCCCGAGATGGTGTAGCGGCGATTCGGCTTGAGCTTGAAGACAGGCCCGTACCAAGTGGTGGGCCGGTCTAAATCGTTCAGGTCGATGGCGAGCGAATGCGTCCCCGAATGTGCTGCGGCTGTGGTCCACATCGGGTCGGGATCCATTGGACGCGTGGCCGCAATGCCCCACTGTCCCCGATCGTGGCCCGCTTCAAAACTCCCGTCGCCGATGAGATTGCGCGTGCTGGAGATCGTGTTGTCTTCGGTCGCTGGAAAGCTCAGGTTGACCGCCGCTCCGTTGCCAGGTCTGGACAGAACGACGAGGTCCGCATCGGTCGTGATGTAGAGACCGCGGAACAGCGTCTTATTCTGCGAGCCGACTTTGGTCAGCGTCAGCGTGGCCGTGGTCGTTGTCGTTAACGGGGTGATGGTCGCGCGTTCGGTCCAGTACCCGTTATCGTTATTCGATCCGCCGCAAATCGACGTCGCCCGATCCTCGAGCTTGACCGTAGTCGAGTCCACCGCGCCAATGGTCAGCTTGACCGTCGAGCAGAAGTCATACCCAATGGCGAAGAAATAAACGTAGTTCGCAACGCCCGTGGTCAACGCGCGCGGGAGCGTGAGGGTGCAGGTTGTCGTCGCATCAGTCGTGTTCGTGTAGTCGCCGACTTCGGGCGCATCGTTGGTGATGATCGTCCCGGTGGGTCCCGCCGTGACCCATGTCCCTTGACCGGCGCATTGGGTCGCGCCCGCGGCCATCATCGTCACTGAGGTCGCATCGTAGGTGCTCAGACCAAACAACTGCGCGTGTGCCGGTTGAGACAGGCAGACCACGAGCGTTAACGCGAATAGGAAACAAAGCAGGCGTTTCATTTAGATCACACTCAAGGCGTCATCGTTGACCGGCTCCGCGACTTGCTTCGCTTTGCGCTTCCGCGGCTTCGGGTCAATCGGCAGCATGGTTTTGTTGTTCAGTTCCGGAACGTCGAGCGGATCCAGGACTTCGGGCGCTTCCGGTGCGTATCGGTAGCCGACTGGCACCATCCACTTTGATGTGAAGTGCAGCGTGACGGTCCCGTCTTTGGCCGCTGCGGCTTTGGTGATCTCGTCGTCGTCGTCCGCAATCGGCCGCCGCGGTTCGTCCGCAATCGTGAATTCGTCGCCCGGCCGGACGCGAATTCCACAAAACCCCTTCTCTGTCGCAATCACGCGCATGCAGCAACTCCGTAAAAAAGTCCGGAGGCATCACGAAGACACCTCCGGTTGGGGG